CCTCATCAAATATTACTAAACTGCTAGCACAAGCTGACCGTTTAAAAATTAAATTCTGAAGAGCCAAAAGCACAGCACTGTCTATCCTTCCTTTCTCTCCTTGTGAGCAATCTCTATAACCAATTTTTTCGCCACCGGCTATAAGTTTGATATCAAATTTATCTCTAGTCTCACCACTTTTTAGTTCAGTCTCTGTATCAAACTCCATACGAATTTGATTATCCAATAAGACGCTACCATAATAATCAGCCAAGGTATTCAGTTGAGGAAGAATCTCATCTAGCAATAATGATTTTATACCTTTACCGCCAAAACCATCAATCCAAAATTTCAAATAATTAGATTGATCTTCACCGGCTTTAATCTCATCAGTCAAAGTTTTGACCTTTTCTGTACTATCAGCCACTTTCTTTTCTGCTCGTTCTTTCATCTTCACAATCAGATCTTCTCTTTCTTTTGTACCACCTTTAAGATGCGCAATTTCTTTAGTACAAATAGTTATGTCTGTAGCATACTCTTGAGCCTCTTTTTCTCCTCCACGCACAAGAGTATTCTGATCATTTGTTTCTGTCACCAATTCCCCATGTGCTTCTTCAGCCTCTTTCATTTTCTTTGACCATTTCAATGAGACTTCTTTCAGATTCTGTTCAATATTCTCAACCATACCATCTAATTTCTTTTTCGTAGGAGCCAACCCTTCCAATTCTTTTTCATAATGAGCAGCAACATCTTCAATAGATTGACTAGAAACTTCTGTACCACAAGTCGGGCACCGTGATCCTTTTGGTGGTGCCTCTTTTTTGTCAAGCCATTTCTGGCATTCTTCCATCTGAAAAGTAATGAGATTCTGATGGTTATAAACCGCTGATGCATCAGATCTGATTTTTTCTTTTTCTAAAATCTCTTCCTTGCGTATCTTCTCAATATAATTATTGAGTCTTTCACTTTCCTTTTCTAAACTCACCAGCTTTGCTTCCCACGTGACCAATGAATCCTTAGCGCATACCAATCTACTATTTGACATATCAAGTTTCTTTTCCTGTATCTTTACCTTTTCTTCAACATCCTTTTTCTCAACATTAAGTTCTTTTAAAGATTCATTTGCATTATCCAATTCTATATTAGCTTCAGAGCAAGCAAATATCTCTGTCTGAAGTTTGCCCTCCATCACCTCAATTGAGTTGCGCAATTCTTTCAGATCTCCCTTAACTACATACTGAGCAATCTGATATGGATGGAGCATAAGTATTTCATCAAACACTTCTCTCCTCTTGGCATCTGCAGCATCATTGAATCTCTTAGCTTGGGGGCCAAAAACTACGGCTGAAGAAAAGACAGTCCAGTTCATACCTAGAATTGAATCTATTAATTTTTGAGTAGCATCAACGCTTGATCCTGTAAGTTCATCATCCCCTTTGAATAGCCGTAAAGAATTATTATGTTTACTGTGCTTTCTATATCGGCGAACTATACATGCTTCACCATCATCATCTTCCAATATTATTTCAACTAAGCAATCTTTCTTAACGTATCTATTCACCACCTTATCCCTGTCTTCTGCCTTTTCTGTATGCCTGGTCGTTTTGCCAAAAAGCCCCCACGCTAGTGCTTCAAATACAGCACTCTTTCCAGCACCATTAGAAATGCTCATCGTACCATCTATCACTCTACCACCTATAAAGTACAACCCCACAGATGGAAGCACATAATCAAGTTCCTTAAATGATAAAAAATTCTTAGCTTGAATGGTTAAAAACTTCATTATAAATATTTCCTTCCCATTTCTATAAGTCTTTTTTGATCGAGATCTCCTGCTCTTGCTTTGACATACTTCTCAATAATATCTTCTTTCTTATCAGAAAAACTTATCGTGGTTCGCCTTCTAGCTTGGCCAGAGATGGTATGAGAAATTCTTTTCCACTTAATTCTTTCCAAGCCTTTTGGCAATTCTGCGCCTTCTATTTTAATCCTGAAAAAATTCTTTTGCAAAAAATCACCACCAACATCTATCCTTCTTTCCATCCAATCTTGATCACCTTCTTTAACACTAACATCAACAAACTGAGGAGAAAAATCATTCTCAATATACTCAACCCTATCATGCTCAAAGCCATGATCTGAAAAATGCAAAATCCACCAGCCTCTAGATTCACCAACGTCACCAAAGTTATGCTGTAAAGGAGCACCGACTGAAATAACATTATCATTAAATTCTTCATCCTTGAATTCTTTTCTATTATGATAATGCCCTATGAAAGACCAGCGAAATTTGTGACTCAAAAGCTCAGCATCCAATCCTTGATCAACCACGAATCCACCATAACGCATACCTAACATATCTTGGTGGGCAAGAAAGATTGGCCCTTCTTGAATATTAGTTTCAAGATTCTCAATCCTGTCCGTCAATTCTTTGATCTTTCTCGTACACGGCTCAGCATAAATTGGTATATTAAAGAACCGGCTATCCTTTATCCACATAGGTTTATCTACCACCACGACCTGATCTGAAAATTTTGCTAGCATCTCCAGCAGTACAGGATTAGATGACCACATATATAAATCATGATGGCCTGGCACTAGAAGTAAAGGATATTTTTCAGCTAATTGTTTCATCTCATACATAATAAGCTGTATGACTTTATTATCTAGGTTATTTTTTAAATGAAACAGATCTCCTGTAAACCAAATCATATCCACTTCATTTATCTTAGCACTCTCGCCAATCTTCATAAGAACCTCAACGCAATCCATCAGCCTAGAATTAACACCATCTTCTATGATGCTAAACTCTTTATAATTATGGCCATGAGGATCTGAAAATATAAGAACCTTTGGTGCTTTATATGCTTTGCTCATCCCCACCTCTCAAAAACTTTCTTAAATCTTTTCCACCGGCTTAAAGGTTCAAGAGTAAGATTGGATTCAATCCCTTTAACTATCCATTCTGGCAAAGCGTCTGGCAACAAAATAAAATCCTTATCCTTAAAAGCTTTGGCATTAACGCGAACCATAGCCACGGCAGCACCAAGCATAGCCATTGATTGAACCGTCCCTGGACTTATATGTTTTCCTCCAGCTTCCCAATTATGAGGAAACGTACAAAGACAAACAGGACCACTACCACCCATCTCGCCTTCTCTAAATTGGATCATTCTTCCTTCAACAGAATAAACTTTACACCCCATGCTTTTCTCCTTCTCTTTCAATAAATTTTTCTATCTTTTTATTATCTTCTTCAAACAATTTCTCTAGATGATCTATACTACTAATACTCAAACACGCATAAGGCCGTTCACCTTTTAGATATGCCAAGTTCCAATCAATAGCTCGCTTTTCTTTATCAGAAATATTACCCATCATCCTTCACTCCCTTTCTCCAAAGCATTTCAAATGGCTTAAGAAATGATGGCAGACTATTCAAATGTTTCTCAAACCCATACTCTTGTAGAGTCACGATGACTCTTTCTTGTAGCTCACCTAAGTCTACAGGTCTATCCTCAAACCGACCTGTCTCAAGCTCTTCTTTGCTGAGTTTTTTAAACGCCATCAACTCCTTCATAAGATTAAAAGTATCTAGATTATCATGTAACAAATTTATTTTACCAATCTGTGATTTGCTCAAACTACCAAAGCCCATAAGATCAACTGTCTCTTCCTGAAGAATATTATTCACCAGCCACGCTGCCCACTTGTCGCCTATCCCTTTAACGCCTGGCAAATTATCTGATGGGTCACCAGCCATGGCTCTATATTCTAGAACGTATCCAATTGGAATGCCAAATTTTTTCTCTACATCTTCAGCCCCAACAATCATTTTCTTCACAGGATTGTAGATTCTTATACTCTCATCACTCAACGCTTGAAAAAAATCTTTATCAGTACTGACGATTATAGATTCACCATCCCAATTGCCAGTATCTATTATGCTGAATATAACATCATCTGCTTCTCTTCCTTTCACCTTATACTGTGGTATACCAAATAACTTCATCAGACCTTGGAACCCTCTAAGCTGATCAAAAAACAATTTTCTTTCTTCCTGTTCTCCTTCAGACAATTCCTTTCGTCGTCTTTTATAATTTGGGTATATCTTCAATCGCTCAGCGTCCCTTGCGCTATCCCAAACCACACAGAATTTTTCTGGTTCAAATGAACGCAAGTAAGATAGAATCATATTGAGTCCAATGAATATGGCCTCTACTCTTCTGTTCTCATGAGTCAGCGGAACAATACCATACGCCATCCACCCAAGGTTATTGCCGTCCACTATGATTGATTTCATTCTTTAACCTTATCACCCAAGCGTTCAGAGGCTCTAGGAGCGTTGATCGTGTTAGGTCTAATAGTCTTACCCTTCATTCTTTCTTAGCGTTCTTTAGAAGCCTATAAGCTTCGTCCAGGTAGACACCTTTCCTCCAGATCTCGTGCTCTAATCCCTCATTAATTTTCTTTAACTTTTCATTCTCTTTGCATACAGCATCATAGTGTTTCAACCTATGCCTTTTATCTATCATTTTTTGAAAAGGTTTCTTGAGAAAGTTTTTAAACTTCCTCCAATAATAACCAAACTCCGGCAAGCTTATCGTGTGATCTTCTTTATACATTTTACCTCCAACAAAATCTGGAAAATAAATCTTAGCACTCTCTAAAAAATTTGAATCTGAATTCCTGAATTTCTTAGAAGCAAATTTTCTAGATTCTGGCACTCTTCCTATAAGCCAATCAAAATATTTCCTATCTTTCTTATCCATACTTTTTCTTCCACATTAATCTATAATAAATAGCCAAGACGATCCATAAGGTGTTAGCAGACACGACTGTAATCCCAGCATAGAAACTTATCATCTGTCCTAAATAAGGATAGTAAAACAAATTCCAAAATCCCCATATTGAAAAAAAGATTGTTGGTAATAAACTGACCCCACGAATCTTCTTGTGCTTCAAAAGTAAATAACTATTCCTGAATAAAAGAACACCACCAGAGAATTGAAAACAACCATTAATCATATCAGGAGTCATTTCTTTTTAGCTCTCCATTCTTCATAGGCTGTTTCAAAATTCCTTTCCATCCATTTTGCTTCTTCACCAATAAATTGATACGAACTCTGTCCTACTTTTATTATTTCACCATGACGTTTCATGTAATCAAACAGCCCAGCATATTTGCTAATCGGTTCAAAAGCTGGCACCTCAAATTTAACTATGCCAAATGGCGGACAGACTTTACTCTTCACTACTTTCATCTGAACCACTGCTGCTATCTGTTCTTGAGTGTCTTTATCTTTTACCTTCTTTATGTTCTGCATACCTAATCTGAGAGAAGCCAAAAATTTTATTTTACGACCGCCAGGAGTAGTCTTCGTGTCCCCAAACATCACATTCATTTTATCTATAATCTGATTAATAAAAATAAGCGTGATCTGATTCTTATAAACCCCAGGCATATATTTATTCAGATTTCCACCAATCAACTTGGCTCTATGCATAGGCCCAACAGGACGATCAACTTCTTTCTTTTCATCTAGATCATCCTTAGTAGGAGTTGCCGCCACAGAATCCCAAATAAAAACAACCGGCTTATCTTTAAAGGCTGGCCTCACATGATCAATGGTATGCTCTAAGGATTTAAAAACATCCTCCACGGTAATGATTTTTTCAGGATCAGGATACATCATATTACCAAGATCAACGCCAGTCAAGTCTACCAAGCCTTGATCCAAAGCTTTTTCCACATCATTCAATATTGCCATGCCTCCAAGCTTTTGACACTCCGCAATGATGTGAGCAATCAGCCTAGTCTTTGATGAGCTTTCACCACCAAAAAATTCCGTCAATCTTCCTGAAGGAATACCTCCACCTGTCACGATATCCAAAGCTATGATTCCTGTAGAGACTCTAAACCTTATCAGCTTTTTAAATCTCTCAGTAACATCAATGGCTGACATCTTTTTGCGCAAAGCATTTAATTCTTTTTGCTCCATTCTCATACTCCACAAAAAGGAGCAAGCCTATGCCTGTCTCCCTAGATTCCTTTTAAATCAAGCTTCGTGTTTTGATCTGATCTTTGCTATTTTCAAGGCCAACTCTTCTGGTGTCTCTTCACCTTTCTTCACTTCCTCTTTTTTCTCAACGACCTCTTCTTTAGTTTCTTCTTTCTCTTCAGTTTTTTCTTCAGCTTTGGCCTCTTCCTTTTCTGCCGGCTTTTCATCTTCAGCTTCCTTCTTTTCAGCTTCCTCCAACTGTTTTCTCAATTCTGAAATTGTAGAGGATTCTGGCTTTTCTTCTTTCACTTCCTCTTTTTTCTCAACGACCTCTTCTTTGGTTTCTTCTTTCTCTTCAGTTTTTTCTTCAGCTTTGGTTTCTTCAGGTTTCTCTTCCTCTTTGGCTTCACCCTTCCCTGTCTCCCCAGATTTCATATCAGCAATCTGCTTTTCAAGTTCAGCAATCTTTTTCAGATCTTCAGCCTTTTCATCATCAGCTTTCGCTTTTTCCTTTTTCTCTTCCTTCTTGGACTTGGCCTCATATTGCTCAGCCAATTTCTTTCTCAACTCTTCACGCTCCTCTTTTGAACCAAAGGTTTTGATCTTGGCGACATCATAATCAACTTCAGGATAAATAGTTTTTGGCTCAAGAGGTCTGGCTGAAGCCAGCCAAGCGGCAACCTCTTTCTTTTTCCCAAGCTGAGAGACTGCATCAAATTGAAGATCATACATGAACTGCGGTGTGGCTTTTGGGTTATAAATCACAACCACATCTCTGCCGGCTAAAGGATCATCCACAGAGCCAACAAGATCATTGAATTTGCTCTTTCCTTTCACCAAGCCAATGATCCTTTCCCATACAGCAACCGGTGGGCATTCCCAAAGAATGACTCCTCTTTCAGGATTGGTACGATCAATCACATTGAATACGCCTTTCACCGACGGCTTGAATGGTTTGGCATCATCGTCCTTTCCTAGTTTGTCCAATCTGTCAAATTCCTCACAGGCTGGACATGGTTTGCCATAAGTCTCAAAATTACAGACGAACATTTCTTTCTTATCCGGATGCTTTATGAAATGTTTGCCACCTTTGAAATGATATCTGGCTGTTCCGATTCCAGGAAGAATACGAACCAGATTCTCATCACCGGACACAGGTTTATAAAATATCTTGTCCCAATCAGTCCTGCTTTGACTTTGAGAATCCTGATAATCTTTTTCATCTTCATCCCGATGCCCTTCTGGGCCATGAAACTCTTCGGTCATATTGACCTCCTTTAAATATTTATTTCATCTATTTCTTTAAGAACGAATGCAAAAGGCATAGTTTCATCATCCCTGAACTTACCTCTTATCTTATTCCTTATAAGCACCGTCCTTAAAATCGTATACCTATCATCTAATCGTGGCAAAATTTTAATGATTAAAAGTTCACCACTCTTTTCAATACGAACTTTAAATAAAAGCAAAGACTTTTTGAATGGAAGATACTCATACAACTCACCATACTCTTCATCTTTATCCCTTACGAATCTTAAACACTTTATTGGCTTTGGCTCAAGTGCTGGAGTACGAAAACTGTCAATTGAACAAACCAAATAATGCTGTTTGATCATTTCTTTTTTGACTCTTCTATTTCTTCCTTAATAACTTCATCAACCTTCTTGCCTAGATTCTCATTCCTGATCCCTTTGATAAGTGCTTTGGCTTTTTCTTTCTCTAGTGCATCACGTCTTTGATCCCTGAACTCTTCCAGCTTTTTCATCTGAGTCTCAATTGCATCACCAATGACAGAAGAAGTAAACATCCCTATCCTATCGCGGCCAAACAACCCAATCATTGCATATTGTTCGCCATCACCAACATCACTATTTTCGCCCCCCAACCTCTTATTCAACTTCTTTATTCTGTGTCCAATAACTTCCTGCTCCATCTCAATAACTTCCTGCACAGAAAGTTTAGCCAGCCCTTCTTTACTTAAAAGAGCAACAGCATCATACGATGAGCCATTTACGGCTCTTCTTATAATGCCAGCCCTCAACTCTCTAGCAAGTCTTGGCAATTCCTTATTTATAAGACCGTTCACAGCGTGCCATGGTGAAGCCTTAGATTCCTTAATTCTTATACAAGGAACTAAAGCAGCAACAAGTGCTTCCCTAAGCATCCAAGCCGAACCATGCTCTTCAAAAAACACCCTTACAACCTTTATAAATGCTACTCTTTGTGCAGCATTCATGAACTTGTTTGGAACTTTTTTAATTCTCAAATTAATCCTCCAACTTTTTATTTGTTCCTTCATTCTCTCCAATAATCATATTGCTCTTACCAACCAACCTCCCAAATTTATTGATTTCATTTGCAAGTTTCACAACAGCAAATGTGAATTTGAATTTAGCAAAAGCACTTTTAAAAAATCCCATAGGCAGACTTTTCTGTTTTCCTCCTGCTTCTAAATTGAAGGCTTTAAATTTATAGCCTAATGATTTTGTGAGTTTAAATAAGTTTTCAATCCCTTTATTAAACTCAGCCTTCACCATCTCTTCCGCATTCTTCTCACCATCTATCACTCTTGTAAATTCAATTTGCTGATAAGATTTTTGAAATGCTTTTTTACCAATAGAAGATACAGCAACCTTCAAAATATTTTGCGCAATTCTTTTTTGTTTTTCTTTTGAAATCACAGCACCATTTTCCTCATGCCTTTCTTCAACAATAGTGGCAAATAAATTTGCTGACGTCTGTGATGAAAATCCTTCAACTGCTTCCTGATCAAGTACCTCTTCACCTTTTTTCAGCACACCTTTATCAAGCCATTCAATTCGTCTAGCTAAACGCAACCTTTTTAAAGACTCTGCAATATTTTGCTCACTCCAATTTGATCCTAGCCAATTTTGAATTTGCTTAGCTATTTTGGACTGATGGTATCTATCTTCACCATTTGATGGTGGTGCTAGAAGACCCTTAAAGAGAAGAATGTCTGTAGCTCCTGTCTTTCCCTTAGAACGCACCCGTTGCAACGGGTGCGTTATTTTCAAGTGCTCCCATACTTGAAGCATCGTAGCATCTATGCCAGCAATATTAGCCTTTCCTCCTTCAATATAAACAGCATTATTTTCTTCTGCCATTATCCGCAACATATCATCATCATTCAAATCCTTCACTGGTATATCAACCTCATAATCCTCACCAAGCTGTCGCTTCACGGCCTCTAATCTATGATGACCATAAGCAAGTTGAAAAACACCTTCCTTATCTGGATGAGGACGAACCACCACGTTGTCCCAAAAACAAGTATCGCTTATAGAATCCATAAGACACCCAACCTTTGGCTCAACCAATGGAAAATCCTCTAAATCCCTATAAGGATTAAACACAATATTCTTAACTTTTATTTTCATTCATACTCCTATCTCTCAATTTCTAAATTTTTTGGCTCTTCCTGGAATCCTAACCAGAATGTCCAAATAGCCATACTCATCATCTTTGGTAGGCTTGAGCTGTTGGTAAGCTAAAAGCCAAGCGTCAGGAAATAATTTCACAACCGAACCCCAAAGTTTACACGCCGCCGGAAAAGATATGTCCTTGGATCTCTTGCCGACTCTCCATTCATTACAGTTGACTTCTCTCAAAGGTTCCAAGCCACGGCTTTCTAACAGCTTTTTTATGTCTTCATCTTTCATTCAAATCTCCTAAGGTTATACGTCTGATTTAATTTACTAGCCTTATACTCAACGCTCTCAGAGCGTTTGTCAGCGTTGATCGTTTTAGGTCTAATAGTCTTACCCTTCATTCTTTTCTTACGGTCTTCCCCAGGCTTACACCAGTATCTGCTTCCTTCCGCATATTGCTGGCCAAAGCTGAGACCATTTCTTTACGGTGATCAAAAGCTCTGGTGATGGCGTTCAGCTGGCCGTGAGCTTTTAAAGCAAAATTCAAAACAACCACGGCCTCTACATGTCTCTTGTCCTTTTCCACCAAGTCAGCCACCTTTTTCTCAATGACTTTCTCTCCAGCATTCATCATCTTCTTTCGGTACTCGTCCCCCAAATTGGCATCAAGATTGGCAAGATCAAGTTTGCGGTCATTGACCTGAGCTTTGGCCAGTTCAGCAAGCACAGCATACCAGGCAAATAGAGGTGCCTGTTCAATTAAATTCTCATTAATGGTAAGCTCAGATGACTTGAGTTCTTCCTCATATTGAGTATCATATTCTTTCCCATCAATCTTGACTTTAACCGGTAATTTGTCTTTCATAAATTACTCCTTATTATACTAAAGTTTATTTAAAATAAATACTCTTTTCATAAATTCGTGTGTCCAGTTATATCAGCCTTAAAAACATTTCACTAAATCCTTTTATACTTTCTTTCCAATCATTCATCCTCCTACCATACATTGCCCAAGACGGATGAAGAGCATACATAACCCAGCACTCTAGGCTCTTATTCCATTCTACACAACGGCCTATATCTGACTCACTATCTTCCATTCCTAATCGTTTAAATATCAAAGCCTTCTTATCTCCTGACAGCCAATGCAAAGCATGACCTCCCAAAGACAAAATCAATTTAGGCTTGGCAATTTCAATCTCTCTTTGCAACCAGCGGTCAGCGCAACACTGGGCCTTAAACTTATCCAAGTCTTTTCCCTCATGCTTACACTTTTGTGTATTCGTAACATGAAAATACTGCCTATCTAAACCCAACCCATCCCATAGAGCCTTGCCTGATGCACCAATAAGTGGCACTCCAGATTCATCCTCTTCTTTACCAGGATCCATCCCTACTATCATAGCCTGAAAATCACCAGTGGAAAATGGCACCGGCTGTTTACAATACTCAGCCTGATCACATCCTGTACAATCTCGTATAGACTTTCTCAGATCTTCTAGCCTTCCAAAAGTCTCCTCATTCTGATGGCCAACAATGCCGGTCACATCCAATTCCCATTCTGCTCCCTCCTTAAGTCCACCCTTTGGATCAGCCTCCCATTTTGGCCCTTTATAAAATATACCTTGCTTGATGTCTTCTATGAAATACACTTCCTGAACAAAAATATTGGTAGACTTAAGAGGCTTACCGGCCTTAACCAATATGTATTTTCCTGCCGCACCTTCTACCTTTCCTTTCAGATCTGATTTTACATTATAAATGTTCTTACCAAAAGTGGCATAATAAAGATATGTATTATCCCTGAAAATTCCATAAACCCCACCAAGATCACTAGCATAACCTGCTGTATCAACGGTGCCTTTATTCTTATCCACCGCAGTACGAAAACCATATTTAATCTCATCAAACTTCCCAATAAACCATCGGTCAGCCATGATTTGCCCTTCTGGTATTTGCTTCATAGTGTCCAAAGGAACTATCTCTTTGTAATTCTTCCTGACAATTTGATCCAGAAAAGCTTTATTCTGATTCAAAAATGCTTCTGGCAATTCATAGCTAAAAACTTCTTGCTTAAGTGCATCAAGACCTTCATAGTCACCCACATCTATATCCTCCAAAGC